TTATTGTAGGAAGTGTATAATGGTAGAAAGAGATGGTGACGGTTATCTTTTAAGTATGGCTGATTGGTCTCCTGAAGTAATGCATGAAATGGCAGATGCTGATGGATACGAATTAACAGAAGATAAGATAGCACAGATTATGAAAGCAAGAGAATATTATGACGAGAACTCAATGGTTCCTGCCATAAGAAACTTTGCTAAGTATGTTGGTATGGATAAAAAGTCTATGTTTGAAATGTGGATGACTGGACCAATGAAACCAATTACCAAATACGGTGGTTTGCCTAAACCTACTGGTTGTGTATAGTGTGGGCATTAATCTACACTGTAGTTGTAGTAGGAACGGTTAAACCCGAAGTATATAATATTAATACATACCCAACTTATGTTGAATGTTTCAAGATGCAGAAATACCATTCACCTAAGTTAAAAAGAAATCAAAGTTTAAACTGTGTAATGATAAGGAGTAAGAAATGAAGACATACTTGGACCTATACTTGGCGAAATGCCCATTACCAAGACTCGTAAGGTATCTAAAAAAAGTAATAGACGAGATGTATTAAAATCTGACTGGAAAGTAATGAAATTACTTATTCAATGATTTATGTATGCTTTTGTTGTGGTAAAAGATTCAGTGATAGGAAATTTACAACCCCAGACGGAACACTTTCGTTTTGTTCGTTTGGGTGTAAGATGAAGCATGAACACTCACGACCTAAACTTTAAACGAAGAGCATTTCATTGGTGGGATAAACTCAGCATGACTCAAAAGGTTTGGTATGGTCAGATGTATTCAGAGTATAATCATAAAACAGATTTAGTATATCATGCGTATGATGATTTTATTAAAAGCAAAGGGCATTTAAAAATTGTAGAATGAGTAAACCAGTTCAAAATAAATTAAAGAAACAACATAGAGAAGATAGAATTTGGCACACCAAATACTTCAAAGATAGAAAGAGAGAATCTAAGACCAGTCCAAAAACACAATTTGAAGATTCTTATTATGACTATATACTTGACGAAGACTACTGGAGTTAATATATTATGAAACTTGCCGTAATCGGTAGAGGCACCGCTGGTGCTCAAACAATCGCACATTTACAAAAACATATGGGTCGTGAAGAAATTGAATGGCACTTTGACCCAAACATACCAACCCAAGCAGTAGGCGAGGGAAGCACTCGTGACTTACCTAATAATCTTTTTTATAACTTAGATTTTGATTATAATGATTTAGATAAAATAGATGGTTCAGTTAAGACTGGTGTCTACAAATCTGGATGGGGTAAAAACTTACCAAATTTCATTCATAGTTTTGTGCCTGGAGATGTATCATTACATTTTAATGCTAAGTCTTTACAGAATTATGTTTTAGATAAATTAAAAGACAAAGTTAAAATTGTAGAACATAATATAACTGCAGATGAAATAGATGCCGATTATATTATCGATTGTTCTGGTGTTCCTAAAGAGTTAGACGAGTTTCATATACCAAAATACATAACAATAAATTCCGCACATGTAACACAATGTTATTGGGATGCTCCAAGATTCACACACACATTAGCAATTGCTAGACCTTACGGTTGGGTTTTTGGAATCCCATTACAAAATCGTTGTAGTATTGGTTATATGTATAATAAAGATTTTAATACATTGGAAGAAGTAAAAGAAGATGTAAAAAATGTATTTAAAGAATATAATTTAAACCCCAGTAATGAAACAAATAGTTTTACATTTAAAAATTATTATCGAAAACAAAATTTTACTAATAGGGTTGCTTACAGTGGCAATGCTTCTTTTTTCTTAGAACCATTAGAAGCAACTTCTGTTTCGTGTATGGATATGATTCAAAGAAGTGTTTGGGATATTTTAAATGGTGTTCAAACAGTAGAAAGTATGAATCAAAAATATATTCATCGTTTAGAATCGATAGAAAGAATGATTATGCTACATTATTTTTCTGGGTCTAACTGGGATACCGACTTTTGGAAATATGCTCAATCCAGAGGAGAACAATGTATGATTGATTCTAAATTTAATAAAGAGTTTGTTTCTTTTTGTAATCCTAAAGGTGATTCATTTTCACGAGTAGAAAATACTAATCATGAATTAGGCACTTGGCCTATGTCTTCATATTATCAAAATATAAATAGTTTAGGTATAAAGGAGAAACTTCATGCCATACAACGATAAAGTTATGGACCACTATGAAAACCCTCGTAATGTGGGAGTGTTCGATGTGGAAGATAAGTCAGTCGGAACTGGTATGGTTGGGGCTCCAGCATGTGGTGATGTAATGAGACTTCAGATAAAAGTATCTGATGATGGGATTATTGAAGATGCCAAATTTAAAACATACGGTTGTGGTTCAGCAATCGCATCAAGTTCTCTTCTTACAGAATGGGTCAAAGGTTTGACCTTAGATGAAGCAAGAGAAATCAAAAATACAGATATCGCAGAAGACTTATCTTTACCACCAGTAAAAATACATTGTTCAGTATTAGCAGAGGATGCCATAAAGAGTGCGATAAATGATTACACTAACAAACAAAGCAAAGAATAAAATAAAAGAATTACTTGATAACCGAAGTGAAAACTTTATCGGTCTGAGAATCGGTGTGTCTACTTCTGGTTGTGGTGGTTATGCTTATCAGTTAGAATGGGCAAACGATTTAGAAGAAACAGATAAGATAATAAAGGTTGACAACGACATATCTTTGTTGTATAATAACAAGTGGCACTATGTGTTTGATGGTGTTGAATTAGATTATAAGAAAGAAGGTTTAAACGAAGGGTTTGATTTTAATAACCCTAACGAAAAAGCAAGATGTGGTTGTGGAGAAAGTTTTAGCATATGAATACAATAAGGACTTGGGACGAATTACCAGAAATAGAACAAGAAGAATACATTATATGGGTTGTTCATCTTGTGGATGAAGGTATCCTTAATATCGAGAGTGATAGTGAAATCTATCAAAAAGCAAAAAGAATGTATGAAAATGATGTTGATAAAACTAGAATGGAAGAACCATTAAGTGATATTTTTAATGATTTAGATATTGACTTTCCAAATGATATGTAGTATAATATACCTATCTAAGTGAGAGAGATTATATTATGAATGTATTTTATTTACACCCAGAACCTAAGACTTCTGCTCGTTTACATTGTGACAAGCATGTTGTCAAAATGATTATCGAATATGCTCAACAATTGTGTACTGCTCATCGTGTTTTAGATGGTATTGAGTATTATGACCAAACTAAAAACGGTCGTAAGATTAAGAGATGGCAAATGGAAAATTCGGTCTTAGAAGGGGTCTTATACAAAGCCAGTCACATAAATCACCCCGATAATATTTGGGTAAGGGAAAGTGTTGACAACTACAATTATTTGTATAGAATGTTCGTATTTTTGTCTGAAGAGTATACATGGAGATATGGTAAGATTCACGAAACAGAAAAGAAACTTCGTAGAATACTTCACACTCCACCTAAGAATATTCCAGAGGTTGGGTTTACAGAACCACCTCAAGCAATGCCAGACTATTGTAAGAATAAAGATGTAGTCGAAGCATACAGATGTTATTACAGAGAAGAAAAGAAAGACTTTGCTAAATGGACAAAACGACCAGTCCCAGAATTTATGAAAGCAGCATGAAAAAAATAATTATAGTTGGCGGTGGAACAGCAGGGTATGTTTCTGCGTTAATGTTAAAACAATCATTTCCCGATATGGATATTTCCATTATCAAATCTGACAAGATAGGTATTGTCGGTGTAGGTGAAGGTTCTACAGAACACTTTCACTTGTTTATGAAACATTGTGGAATTGATTGGAGAGATATAATAAGAGAAACCGATGCTACCTTTAAAGGTGGTATTATGTTTAAAGATTGGTCAGCAAATGATTATGCTCATAATGTAGGTGATTTAAAGCAGTGGAATATTGAGGGAATCAATATAGGGTATGAAACTATTATTTTAAATAGTAATAATAAATTCGACCTCTGCCAACCTACTTTCAATCAAGGTAAATTAAGTTTGTGGTCGACAGAAGAACCACCATATTTTCAATATCATTTTAACACATTTAAGTTAAATGACTATCTCCATAAAAAAGCAATAGAAAGAGGGATAGAAGTAATTGAAGATGAGATATTAGATGTTGAAATTTATGAGGGTAATGTTCGTTCTGTTGTTGCCAAAAGAAGAGCATATGCGGGCGACTTCTTTATAGATTGTACTGGTTTTTCTAGGATGCTTATTGGTAAATTAGGTGCTAAGTGGGAGTCATACGGTAAGTATCTTAAAATGAAAGAAGCAATTGCTTTCCCTACAGAAGATACTGACGACTACCCACTTTACACATTAGCACAAGCAATGAAGTATGGTTGGATGTGGAGAATACCAACTTACGGTCGTTGGGGTAATGGATATATCTTTGACAGTGATTATATCAATGCTGATGAAGCAAAGAAAGAAGTTGAAGAATATCTAGGACACGAAATTGAAATAGGTAAACATATTAAATTCGACCCAGGAAAGATTGATAAGACTTGGATTAATAATTGTGTTGCTATCGGTTTATCTGCTAACTTTATAGAACCACTAGAAGCAACATCAATAGGAACTTCTATCCAGCAACTTTTTTTATTGAGAAATTATTTGAGTAATTATACAGAATATGATATAATTGATTACAATAATAAAGTAAATTTAATAGCAGAAAATATCAGAGATTTTATATGTTTACATTATATCAGTGAAAGAAATGATACTGAGTTTTGGAAAGATTTAAAAAATATTGATATACCACCAACACTTTCTGAAAATTTAATAAGGTGGGAAAAACGATTGCCTATTATAGAAGATTTCCAACAAACTCAATATTTTTTATTTAATAGAGACAATTGGTTACAGATATTAAATGGACTAGATTTAATAGATAAAAATGAATTATCTAAAAGGTATGATATGATGACGCCTGATGGGGTAAAATTTGAATTAAATAATAACATACAAAATTATATAAGAAACGAAGAAGAAAATATTAAAAGGCATTTTAAACATAAACAATATTTAACATATATGAGAGAGGTCAATTATGATTGATGTTTTGAATAGAGAAAAGTTTTCTCTTATCATTGAGCAAACCGTAAAAGAAAAGAAACTGAGTTATATGGATGCTATTGTTTGGTGGTGTGAAGAAAACGAATTTGATATTCAAGATGTAAATAAATTAATTAGTCCTTTAATAAAAGAGAAGATTAAAGTTGAGGCAGAAGACTTAAACTTTTTACCTAAATCATCAAGACTTCCTATATGATAGCAGTGAACGGATTCGATAGTTACAGAACATACCTTGCTATTAAACAGCATTTCAATAATAAGACATACGACTTCTTTAAGTATAATGGTAAAGTCAGAGCAAATCCTATAACCTATGAAAGTAGGAAAGACAAATACTTTTTTGAGAAAGCTGCTAAACGATTCAAACACGACGATTGGATAGATTATGTCATTTCTAATATTACACAAGGCAACGAAGGTTGGGTTGGTAATATGTTCACTGGTGCTAATCTAATTAACTATCAGAAGTGGAAGAAACAAGTCGAGTCAATGTCATATAACTTCTCAAACGAGATTGCTATTATGTCTGATTATGATGGGTCGTTCAATGAGAATTTTAAAATGCTTGAAGGTAAACACCCATTAGCATATCGACTTTATAGTCGTAGAAAACTATCATTAGAAACTATGGTAATCCTTGACGACTTAATTAACTATACTTCTGTGTGGTATAAATACAACGATATTATATTGAATGAGTTCTGTGATTTAATTAAGGCATATAGACCTTTTCTACATAACAGAGCAAAGATAGATAAGAATAAGTTCAAAAAGATTATAATGGAGAATTTTAATGGATGATAAGTATTCTCGTTCAGAAAGTGATGACTTTATTGAAGTATATGACGACATTTTCCCTGAAGAATTTTGTGACAAGTTAATAGAAGTAATAGAAAAGCATGAGAAGGTAGGTTTAACTCAAACAAGAAGAAAGACTGAAGGAAGAACAGACTCTACCAAATCAGACACCTTTATGTTTTTAAGACAAAAACCAGAACAAAGTAAAGAGTGGTTAGAAGAAAACTATGGTGCTGAGTTTGAAACCTTCATTGAAGAGAATCAACTATCACATTGGACTCCCCCATATGATGAAAAATTTAATAAAATATTTTGGGGTGAAGTATATCCTCGTTATCTAAGTAAATATAGTATTTTGAATGACTTAGACCGTCATGGAAATGATGTAATTAAACTTCAAAAAACTAGACCCACAGAAGGTTATCATATATGGCATTGCGAAAATGGTGACATAAACACAAGCACAAGAGTATTGGTTTGGATGTTATATCTGAATGATGAATTTGAAGCAGGTGAGACAGAATTTTTATACCAATCAAGAAGAGTCAAACCGAAGAAAGGTAGAATAGTGGTATGGCCTTCTGGATTTACTCACACTCATAGAGGCAACCCTCCAATTGGTGGAACGAAATATGCTGCGACTGGGTGGATAATGTTTACAAATGATAAATAGAATTGTATCAGAAACTTGACTTACGAGTCGGTAGATGGTATAATAACAGTCTACATAATGTATAAAGTGAATAAGAAAAATACAATTGATATAAAGGAGAAAAAATATGAGCGATTTCGCTACTCTTAAAAAGAAGAGAGGTTCCTCTCTTGATAAACTAATCCAAGAAACTTCTAAACTGAATACTACTACTCAGAGAGCAGGTGGTGATGACCGTCTGTGGAAACCAGAAGTAGATAAAGCAGGTAATGGTTTCGCAGTGATTAGATTCTTACCAGAACCAGCAGGTGAAGACTTGCCTTGGGTTAGAGTATTCGACCACGGATTTCAAGGTCCTGGTGGTTGGTATATTGAAAACTCTCTAACTACTATCGGTCAGAAAGACCCAGTAGGTGAGTTCAATTCTACTCTATGGAATAATGGTACTGACGCAGGTAAAGAACAAGCAAGAAAACAAAAGAGAAGATTAAAATACTTTTCTAATATCTATGTTGTGAAAGACCCTGCTAATCCTCAGAACGAGGGTAAAGTAATGTTGTTTCAATATGGTAAGAAAATTTGGGATAAAATTAACGAAGCAATGAATCCAGAATTTGAAGATGAGTCACCAATCAATCCGTTTGATTTTTGGGAAGGTGCTGATTTCAAACTTAAGATTCGTAATGTAGAAGGTTACAGAAACTACGACAAGTCTGAGTTTGATTCACCTGCTGCTCTTTCTGATAATGATGAAAACTTAGAGAAAATCTTTAATAGTCTTCATTCATTAAATGAGTTTGTTAATCCTAAAAACTTTAAACCTTATGCTGAGTTAGAAGCAAAACTTAATCGAGTATTAGGTCTTACTGGTGCTGCTGCCCCATCGACTACTGCTGAAGATTTTGTTGAAGTAGCAGATACTTCGAATGTTTCTACTGACTCACCTTTTGAGAAGACTGCCCCAGTTGCTGAAGCACCAGTGACTGCGACTGCTGAATCATCTTATGATGAAGACGACTCTATGGCATTCTTTGAGAAACTAGCAGAAGAGTAATCTAAACTGAAGGTCTTCTATAGGATTTCTGGAGATAATCTGTAATCGTCTATAGGAGACTTTCTATTTCTATTAGCACTTTCACTCACCGCAATGGTGCTTGAAGATTGATTAGATACATTGTTAGTGGTACTATTATTTACATTCGGTGCTACAACTGGTGATACATTAACATTACCACCCAATTCTCCACTTGCTTTATTAACTACAGAACCTTTAGTTTTGTCTCCCGCATCGACTTTACCACTTACATCACTTGCTTTGATAGCAAGAGTTCCTCTCTCAACACCTTTTAATATTCTCTGGGAACCAAATGCCTTTTTCCTTGCAGACAATGTTTTGTCAGCATAGATAGATTTTGCTAATCCCCATGCTTCGTCTCTTTGAGCACCAGTAATTTCACCTGCTTTAAATTTTTCTTGTGCTTTGTTCATCATATCTTCTCTTTCTTTTTCAGCATCTGCTCTCACCTTTTCATATGCTTCCCATTTTGCCTTTGCATTATCATATTGTTTTTGTGAGATGGTTTTTGCTTTCTTGGGTTCTTCACCCATAAGTTTAGAAGTAGACCTTGCTTTTGGTTTTAGACCTTCACCTCTTGGTTTTTTCTTTTCTTCTGCTGCATCTATAGCGAGTTGTTTCTGATAAAATGATTCTTTATCTTTTAAGAAAGTAGCATACTCTTCATCAGAATCAAACATCTCACGATTAAATTCAGTATCACCTATTTGACTCTTCTCTCTTTGAACAAAGTTACCATCCTTATCTCTTACCCAAAACTTCCCATCCCCTTTTGGTTTTTTGTCGAATAGTTTACTTGCTGGATTTTCAATAGTAACTGTAGAAGTAGTCACCATTTTCTCAACTGGTTTAGTTTTTGTTTCTTTTTTGTATGGAGTAATATCAACTGCGAATGGGTCATCAGCACCAGATTGGTCAACTATTTGTTCTGGTTTTAATTTCTTTGCGTCTTCTTGTATCTTTTTTATTTCCTCAGAAGTTCCATACTTCGCAACATCTTTCTTTTTAAGTTCTAGTTTTTTAAGAAGTGTTTTCTTTTCTTCTATGGCGCCTGGGGCAAATGCGTCTGGGAATTCTTTGTCTAAGGTAGATTTACCCTCAACAACTTTTCTTAATTTTTCTTGTTCTTCTTTATTTTGTTTTCTTTTTTCAGCAGACTCTTGCATAAAATCGAAAACTTCATAAGCCATGTATGCCCAACCTAATCCTGGAACAAATCTAAACGCCCCTTTAAGACCACTCTTTAATGTTTGCATCGCAAGAGGTTTAGATGATTTACCTAAAACTGATTGCATAGCATTAGGACCTTTAGGGGTTGCTAGTGAAGACATATTTGCTTTAGGAATACCAGATAATTTACTCCTTGCACCAAAGTTATTAGGTTTATTACCTTTTATAAAATTCTTAATACCTTTGAAACCTTTATAACCTGCGTATGTTGTAGCAGTTCCAGTTACAGCATCACCTACTCCAAAACCAGAAGTATCTATAGCAGCACCAACTCCTTTACCACCCATCATCTTACCTTGATTGGCAAGTGAAGCAGCATCGAGAATACCCATACTAGAAAGTTTGGCAAGAAAACCTTCTTTACCTTTATTTTTGAAGAATGCTTGTTTCTCAGAAGACTTTGCTTTTCTTTGTTGTTCTTGTAGAGTTTCTCTTGCGAAAGCAGCATCTCTTTCTGCTTGTTTTAATTGTTTTTCTTGAACCTTTAAAGACTTATTGAAAGTTGCGTGCATAGAATCGACAGATTTCTTAACATTAAGCAATCCATCTCTCATAGACTTTTGTAATCTTTCTCTATTGTCTTTTTGAGAATCTATAATATCTTTGTTATATTCTTCAGCCATTTCTTTGTCGTTCTGCCTCTTCTTCTAAATGTTCTGTTAAGAAGTTTACATATACTTCCCTTTCCCAAGGAATCATATCTTCTAATTCTGATAAAGAGTATTTGTGATGTTGCAACAATGCGAAGTTCAACTCATACAAATTCGCTAACGATTCATGCATGAGTGCTAAGTAAAAAAACTACTCAGTCCCTCCAATGTTACTGAATCGTCTTTACCACACCCTTCACACTTCCATTTTAATTCATATGAAAGTTTAGGCATTTCACTTAAAAACTCTGTTATCTTTTCATATTGATTCTGTTTTAAATTACCTAACCATTCAAACATCTCTTCTTTGGTAAACTCATTATATACAGAATCTTTATCATAAACATATTCAATACAATTATTTATTATTTCCATCTCAATATCATCAGTATCGAAAGTTGATACCTCATTTAATGAAGGGTATCTCATTTTAACACCAATATTATCATCTAGCATTATCTTACCGTCACTCACTTCTTTATCAACGGTTACTTCTTCTAAGTTAATCTGAAGACTTGTTACATGCTTACACTCAGAGTCTTCACCATGATTAACTTTCATATTAATAATCTCACCAACCGACTTACCTCTTATCTGTAAGAACAAATGTTCTACATCAAAGGTTGCTAACTTACTACTGTCAATGTCAGTTATTACACAAGAGTCAATAATATTTAATGTTGCTCTTGCCATTTCTTTTTCGTCTCTACCATCAAGTGCCATTAATAAAACCTTCTCTTCTTTTACTAAGAATGGTCTATATTCTACTTCCTGACCAGTCGAAGGAATTTTAGTGACAAATGTCGGTATTGCCAACTTCGGTAAACTCATTATATACTCCTATTATATAAAATTATAAAAACTTTGCTATAGCATTCTTTCCTGAATTAATAACACCACCTAAATTTTTACTTACATTATTAATTAACTGTGGGCTTGCAGCTACAATCGCACCCAATGGTGGTTTCTTCAAACTAATACTACCTAATTTAGGAATTCTAAGTCCTGCTTGTAATTTACCACCTCTTCCCAAATTAAATGAGAAACCTACACCAAGTCCTGCTTGATTACTATTATCTACTGTGATAAATTGGTAATTCTTAAAAGCAAAAGTTACTTGTAGTTTCATCAAATCACCAGAACCCCAATCCATACCAACCTCACCAATTAAAACTGGATAAGCATCGTTTATCTTATGAATTGTTCTTATATCACCGTCTGGTCCATATTGTCTAATTTCTATCGTTCCCACATAATCTTCATAATACTTTGTATTAAACTGTGAGTATCTACCATTACCACTTGTATCATATGCCCCAGTGTTCACCATATTATCATGCCATCTTTCGAAATAATCTTTTTCTCTTAAATCCTCAGACATAAGAAATGATAAGTTTAAATCACCATAAACTTGTGAATAAGGAATCTTTTGAAGTGGTCCGTAGTTTGTAAATCTATGTTCTAGTGTTGAGATAGTTCTTCCTGGAATGTTAACCGTGTCTGCTCTCATACTTAAATGTCTTGCTTTCTCACCACCATCGTATGATATTAAAATATCAAAGTGAGATGCTTGAGCAACACCAGTCTGATTAATTGAAGATGTTAATGCGTTTACATTGAATCCCATTATATCATGCTCCTTGAATCTGAATAAACTTTCTGTGAGTTTGCCATCTTAAATCTCTGTGTTGGTAAAAATAAAGCAATATCCCACTCTGCTGGATTGATGTAAATAAACTTAGACCTAACATGCTCAGACAAATAATGTTTGAATGTTGGTTTAAAGTATTTGTATTTACTCGCACCTTTTAATACACCATATGATAAAGCAAGTTTAGTTGAATCATCATACTTCTTATTATTTGTAATACTATACAAATTATCCATTAACTTTGCTCTTAGGGTCGGTGGTAGATAATGTAAGTTAATACCATAGAACCCACCTTCAGCAGGTCCGACCATAAAAATCAGTGGGAATGTATCCCAGTATGGCAATGTTTTTTTGTGTTTAGGGTCGTAAATGTAATGATACATCGAACCAACTTGAGGTCCACTCTTTGCCCTTTGACTATCAGCAAGAAGTTTTTCTGGTGTTACTCTAGTTCTACCAATCTTCTGTGCCTTACCTCTAAACCAATCACGAGCATCGTCTGTTCTCGCAGGGACTTGTCCCGAACGAATACCTCGTGTTAATAAGTCGTCAAATACTGTTGCCATCTTCTATTTATACTCGTTTACCAAATAAGTCTGCTTCAGTAATGAGTTTAAATTCCCAATCTCTCTTTTTACAATAGGCAAGGGCAGATTTCCATTTTGCTTGATTGATACCCCAAGTCTTTACTTCGTTCAAATACTTTTTAGTAATACGACTTTTCTTTTGAGGTTCTCTGGTTTGTGCGTGTGGTTTTATTTCAACCATAAAAGTTTTACCTTTCTTGTTTTGAAATATCATATCTGGAAAGTATCTATGTCGTTTACCGTCTATCGGTGACACATATGGTATGTTCATTTCTTCACTTGCCCACCATACAACATCAGGACTTTTGTCGAGGTATGACATAAACGATAACTCCCACGAAGAACGGTAAACTATCTTCGTTGGGTCACCTCTATACTTCTTAGGATTTTGGGGTTTAAACTTTCCTTGATAAAACTTCATTCAATTTGTTATAAATACATAGAAACAATTATATTTATCACTATGCCAATCAATCTAAAACAACTCAAAGGTGAAGCATTATCTCAATTAGTAAACTCTCAACTACCCAGTGGTTTAAGAGGAAACTTCGATTCAAATGGTTTAAGGTCAATCTCTGGTAATTTTAATCAGTTATTAAAGAAAGGTCAAAGACCAACTTTTGACCAAATGAATTCTGCTAGGTTTGGAGCCAATGTAGAAGGTAAAGGTAAAGTTCATGCCCCAGTTATATTCCCTACCGATTTAGATGATGACCATTATATTATGTTCCATGTAATGGATAGAAGAAGACCAAGTAGACTTGATGTTGTTACAAAAAGAGCATTTAAAACAATAGTGTTACCATTACCAAGTTCTATAAACGACCAACGAGGTGTTGCTTATAATACCGAAAACTTACAAGCAATTGGTGCTATGGCAGCAGGTAGATTGAATTTGGGGATAGACGATGTTACGAAAGGTTTGGGTATGATTGGTGATGCCTTTGAAATGGGTTTTGCTAAAAAGAAAGTTGGTGGTGCTTCAGCAGATAATGAAGATGTTATTTCTGGTAATCAAGCAGGTGGTAAAAATGTAGGTGTAGGTTCTAACCCAATTTCTTCTTTAATAAGTGTTGGTGTTCTTGGTAAACTTGCTTCTAAGGGTGGTGGTTTCTTAGGCGCTTTAGCAGGAGCAGCTTCTGCTGGTAAGGCAGCAGCAGGAATCGGTTTAGCAGAAGGTATTGCTATCAATCCACACACTGCGGTTCTATTTGATAATGTAAACTTCAGAGAATTTAATTTTACCTATAAGTTTGTAGCAAGAAATCCACAAGAGTCTGCTTTAATTAAAGAAATTACAAATACTTTTCAATATGCTATGTTACCTAGTGCGGGTGGTAAGTTCGCAGGTTTTGCTTATGAATATCCAGAAGAGTTTGAAATTGAGTTTGCCGAGTCGGTAAAGAAACATATGTTTTCATTCGGTCGTTGTGTTTTAAAATCATTTAATGTAAATTATAATGGTGAGAATATGCCAGTGTTTTTTGAAGACACAAACGCACCAGTATCAATTGAAATCAGTATGAATTTCCAAGAAACAGAATTACTCAGTAAAGAAAGTATTGCTGAATCTCCTTATGAAGTTCCACCACCTAGTGGTGTTGGAATTATAACTTCTCCAGAAGAAAACAATGTAATAGTTAACGACCCAACAAAAGGTTATGGAGGGGCATAATGAGTAATTATTTTTCATACTTTCCAAAGACACCACATGATTTAACTAACGAAGGTCAAACAGTTCAGTTAACAAATCTGTTAAGAAGATTTAAGATTCGTTCAAATGTTAAAGATAGAGTTAATGTATATTCTAGTTATGTAATTCAATCTGGAGATAGACCAGATACTCTTGCTGAAAGATTTTATGGTAGTTCAGCATTAGCATGGATTGTTTTACATTTCAATGATATCATTGACCCAGTATTTGATTGGCCACTTTTCCATCAAGATTTTGATAATTATATTAAAGGTAAGTATGGTAGTGTTCCAGAAGCAAAAGCAGAGGTTCACGAATACAGACAGATTATTAGTGACGCCTTTGTAAAGAACGATGGCACACGAATTGGTAGAAGATATTTGGTTGTAGACCAAACAACATATAGTTCATTAGCACCTGCTAGTAGAGAATCAGTAGACAAATATACATATGAGTTAGAACAGAATGACAAGA